TATATGAGCAATCAGAAAGAAAGGAAAGAACTGGTACTAACAAACTACTAGATAGTATACACTTATACTATTGATTAGTAAATGTTATCTACCGCATACCGCCTTCGGTTAGAAGGAATCTGTAAAGCAATTGCAGCAGGAACAGAAGTCAGTATGGAAGACATGATATGGGCACAGAAATTAGCGAAAGCAAACACCTCTGCAAGAGGTATGCTAAACAAGGCTCGTCGGATGAGTACAAATCCTGACGAGTCTTTTCTTAATCACTTGAATATTGGAGACCCCGATTCAAGTAATCACCGTAGGGGTTTCTTTAAACCAGAAGATGTGGTAGACTGGTTTCATCAAGAACGATCAGATGATTGGAGACAACGTGATTGATTAAACTTATAAAAGCATATTGTAAATTTACAATAGAGACCTTGGGAAACTTAGTAGATCCACAGTGGTGGGCAACACTAATTCTAAAGAAGACAGGTTTGTTAAGACGTTGTGAGAAGGTAGGGGAGAAAGTTGAAAAATGGAAGTCAAAGTTCTCACCAAGACAACGACTTTTTATAGAAGTTTTAATGTTTACATTAATTGCACTAGCATTTGAACCATTGTTAAATATGGTAGGTATGTCAATGTTACCATGGAGGTGGTTTTGATTAAATGACAGGATATGATTGGCATGTCATGAGAGACATACCCCCTGCTCATGGTAGTGGTAAAGAACCCATGTATGGAAGCATGGGTAAGTCAACTAAACCAGATCCTAATCGTAAGATTACATATCCACAGTTGCTTCATGTAGCATGTCTAGACTCACACAACACCAGTTACTTTTATAAGAGAGAGGATGGTACATATTATTGGTTGCATGCTCGTAAGAATAAGGATGATCTAATAGTAGATGCTGATGAGTTGCAATTAGATATGCTAGGTGATATAATACTAAGTAACGAGTATATTTTGAAGTCTATTTGCTATGAGTAGCGTTACTTTTAGAAAACACCGTGTGTTCAAGGAAACAGACAGTGTTATCTTTTATGATATTACTGTAGAAGAATCTAACGCATCAGATTTAGTGGTGCATGAGGGTGCTGCAGTGTCTCCTCCTGATGATTTTGTGGGAGCAAAGCAATTCTATATTCATAGTTTTCAAGATGATTATAATAGAGTGGTGTCAGGTCAGAGAACATTTGAATTAGTAAATCTACAGTGGAAATGTCCATACCATGTTGTTCATTTAGATAGATCACATGGTGCTTTATTCATACCACGGGGTACATTTCATCGTTCAGTATCAGGACCTGAAGGTTCTATAGTAATAAATCAAGCACATAGGTATGATGGGTTTGATGCATCAGCAGAGTTTTATCCTGTATCATGTGCAACTAACATGGATCTTTATAATATACTAAGAAATGAAAAACCTGTAATTGATCAATGATATCTGTTCATCAACATTGGGATCCTCTAAAAGTATGTGCGGTAGGTAGAAGTTATCCACCAGAGTTTTATAGTAGAATAAAAAATATCAAAGTTCGTAATGCAATGGAGAAGATTGCAGTCGAGACTGAAGAAGATTATCAGAAACTAATAAGAAAATTGGAAGAGTTTGGTGTCACTGTTCTGAGGACAGATATGAGTGATGATCCAGAAGTATATGTAAATGACAAGATACCACAACCTTTAGGGGAAGGTCATGTAACACACTATCCTCCTATGGTACCAAGAGATTATACTGCCATGATAGGTGGTACATTCTTTATGCCATCAAGAAACTATGGAGAGAACATTGACGTAAGAAATGTATTTGATAGACTATGCACTTCACAGATGTCAGACTTGACTCATCGTGAGAAACTTATGGCAAAAATGCTAGAGGACATACTAGAACCTCAGAAAAATTTGTCCACATCTATGTCATTGTTCAAGTTTCGTACTCAAAAGAAATACCATCAGGGAACAAAGGTTCTAACAGGTATAGATTTTGATAAGATAAGAGATGAGATAATAAAAGCAGAGACCATGCAGATAGGTTCACCTAACAAGTGCCCTAACTCTGGTAAATTTTATCCTTATACTACGATAGAGAAGTGGTTGAAGGATAATAACGTACCAATTGTATATGATCAGTACATAAACACTGCTACTAGCATCAGATGTGGTAAGGATTTGTATTTTAGTTTCTGTCATGTCATCAATAAATTGAATCAAAAGAGTTTTGATGACAAACTAAGACGTCTATTTCCCGACTATCGTATAAATTACCTTGCCAACACAGGACATAGTGATGGTAGCACCTGTGTAGTCAAACCAGGTCTTGTAGTTTCACTAAAAGATACTGAAGATTGTCAGCAACTATTCCCTGATTGGGATGTATGCTCCATTACAGGAGAGTCTTGGGACAAAGTAGATGGTTTTCTTAAGATGAAGGATAAAAATAGAGGAAAATATTTCGTTGCTGGTGAAGAAGACAATGATGACTTGATAGAATACATGGATAGTTGGTTGTCACACTGGCAANTATACGTTGAGGAGTCAGTTTTTGANGTAAATATGCTAGTCATAGATGAAAATAATATTATATGTAATGGGTACAACGAGAAAGTATTCAAATACTTTGAGAAGCATGGTGTNACTCCACACATTGTAAATTTCAGACATAGATACTTCTGGGATGGAGGTTTACATTGCATAACCTCAGATATATCTCGTGAAGGAGAACAAAAAGACTACTTNCCTGANAGAAATTACGTTTCAGATCTTATAGCATGAAGGATTTACTCCAAGATTGGTTTGATTTTTTACAAAAACCGAACAAATCATTTGATAATATGCCACCTTGTCCCTTTGCTAAGTCGGCATTCCAAAGAAAGAAGATAGAGATAGTAGAATACAAGAATATGCTCACAGTTATAGAGTATATGATGAAACCATGGGAGAAAGAGGTGGTTATATTTGTACTACAGGACTATGGTGCAGCATATTTACAGTGGTTAGCAATCAAATTAGGTATCATGTACCCTGATTTCATATTTTTAGAGGATCATCCTGACCTAGAAGAGAATATTGACGGTCAAATAATGAATAGTGGTAAAGTATTGCTGCTAGTACAGGAAAGAAAGGAGTTAGAGGANGCAAGAAGGGACTTGATGAAGACAAAATATTACGATAAGTGGACGTTGGAACTCAAACAAAGGATATTCAACAGGTAAATATATGTTATACTAAGTTTTTATGGAGGGTCTATTGTCTGAAGAGGTAAATGATCTGTGGGATGACATGGGCACACTAAACTCATTGTATAGTGAAATGTGTTGGAAAAATGATGAACCTATTGAGTTTATTCCTGATTACAAGAACGATTGTATCATTATTAGGCGAAAAAAATGGAACTAAAAGACTGGTTGAAGTCTATCAACGAGACTAAAACCAATCTTATTGATAATGACTCTACACTTGAACCAAAATACTTACCATATATCGTGAACAGATGTATGTCTGGTCAGATAGACACTTTGATGTTTGCAAATGAGATGAACATCAGTAATCATCTAGATAACAAGTTACAATACGACTTTTTACTATATACTTTGAGGAAAAAGAAGAGATTCTCTCCTTGGATGAGAAAAGATGAACTGTCTAACCTTAGTATTGTGAAGGAATACTACGGGTACAGTGATGAAAAAGCAAGACAAGTTCTACCTCTACTTACCGAAGACCAACTCAACATTATTACACGACGGTTGAATACCGGAGGATTGAAATGACATTTGAAAACGAATTTGCTTGGTCTCCTAATAAAATGGTTGAGATAATACTCAAAGAACCTGATGATTTTCTGAAGGTTCGAGAGACTCTCACCAGAATTGGAGTGGCATCAAGAAAAGAGAAAAAACTATACCAGTCATGCCACATATTGCATAAGCAAGGTAGGTATTACATAGTACACTTCAAGGAATTGTTTGCTTTGGATGGCAAACATGCTAACTTGACAGAGAATGACGTACAAAGACGTAATAGAATAATCAAATTACTTGTCGATTGGGGTCTAGTAGGTATATCTGACTCTGGATTAGAGTCAATATCTAATATGTCATCACTAAATCAAATCAAAGTCATCTCATTCAAGAACAAAAAGGATTGGGTGTTAGAAACCAAATATAACATAGGAAAAACTAAAACAACTACTAAATAAAAACGTCACCATTCGTGCGTGACACGCTACATACGGATATACGCTACCGAAAAGGGGGTTTCCACGACCCCCTTTTTTATGTCTGATTATATAATTAGTATTGTCGCCTACGGGGACATTACAATTAGACGCTTTAGGAGGTCACCATGTTCGGAAACGGATCTATAACTTTGTCTGTGCCTGACACACAGAAGTATCTTGAAAAGATACAAAGAAACATGATTGGATTTGATGATTGGTTCAATGAGTTCGATCAACACTTCGTAAACACAAACTACCCACCTTATAATAGTATAAAGGTATCAGAAAACCAGTATAGGTTAGAGGTAGCACTAGCAGGATTTAAGAAAGACAACATCAAAGTCTTCACACAGGAAGGTAAACTTACAATAGAAGGTAAGAAAGAGGATGGTGTTGCACATGACTATGTTCATAAGGGATTAGCACAAAGAGCATTTACTCGTACTTGGGCATTACCTGAGGAACTTGTTATTGAGAATGTAAAATTTGAAGATGGTCTATTGTTAGTAGACATCAAGAAGGTTTTACCAGAATCACAACAACGTAAAGACTGGCTCTAAATAATACTACAACACGGTAGTATTGAGTGTACAAGAAAGTCTTACATCATATAAAAGCGTCAGATCTACGGGAAACCGCAGGTCTGACTTTGCGTTTTAGGGACGAATTGAATGATAAGTTCTGGGTAAATGGTACTTTAAGACCTCAAGTTCGTAAATCTATTATGAACTTTGCCAAAGCATTTGCTGACTACGTAGATCTGAATGACAGAGCAGTAGTTGATGTGCTTATGTTAGGTGGTAATGCAGGATATAATTATACAAAATATTCTGATATAGATGTTCATCTAGTGGTAGATACAAACTATATTCCTCAGTGTGACCCATTATTTCTTGATGATTATTACATGGATAAGAAGACATTGTGGGAATTGACTCATGATGTAAAGATATATGGTGTCCCAGTAGAACCATACATCGAAAGACCAGGTGTTACACGTAAGAAATGTCAAGGTGTGTATAGTGTATTGAAGGGATACTGGATACAGGAACCAACAAAGTTTGAAGATGACTTTGATGAGAATGAGTTGATGAAGAAGGTGAATAATATCAAGAATAAGTTAGACACACTAATAAAATCTGAGAAACCAGAGGCATTGAAAACAATTGTGAATAAAATAAGGATGGCAAGAGCATCATCACTAGATCGATATGGTGAATATGGTTTTGAGAATCTTGTGTTCAAAGAATTACGTAACAGTGGGTACATAGACAAAGTACGTAGTTCTATGCTATCCTTGAAGAACAAAAGTCTATCCTTATTATGATAAAGGTTATATTATTCAAGAACAATCTCGTTCTTATCTCTAGATTAGAAGAGGTAGGGTCTGAGATGGGTGAACCAGACTGTAAACTTATAGATCCTTTTGAACTCAA